CGCTTGGCCGCCGCCTGCGCCTCGGTATGGGCCACAACAAGCCGCCAGAGGCAATGGCGAAGGAGCCCGAGAAGGCCGCGGAGAAGGCCGAGCGCACCAGCAAGCCGTCTGAGGCGCAGCAGCGATACCGCGAGGCCGGCAAGTTCGCCCGTGATCCGGCGAAGCCAGCCCCCGAGCAGCCGGCGGCCGAGGCGCGAGCCACGCCAGGACAGCAGCAGCTACCGCTGGAGCCGGCCAAGCCGGCCATCAAGCCGCTGGACGAGCGCGCGCCGTACCGCGAGCCGCCGGGGCGCTTCAGCGAGCAGGCCAAGCAGGAGTGGCACTCCTCGCCCGAAAGCGTGCGTGGCGCCGTCTACCAGATGGCCCGCGAGTTCCAGGGCGCCTACGAGAAATACAAGGGCGACCACACGGTAATGGAGGAACTGCGCCCCTATCAGGACCTCGTCACCAAGCAGAACACGTCGATCCGCAAGGCGTTGGATAACTACTACGGGATCGAGCAGAAGATCCGCCAGGACTGGGTTGGCGGCATCGACATCGTTGTGCAGAACGTGGCGCGCGCCAACGGCTGGAAGCGTGCCGACGGCAGCCCCATCACGGTTCAGGACTTCGCCCATCACGTCTTGAGCATGACGCCGGAACAGCACCAGATGTCGCGGCAGCAGAACAGCCAGACATCCGCGGAAATGCGGATCGGACAACTACACCAGCAGGTCGAGGAGCAGAACCAGATCCTGCGCCAGATGGTGTATCAGCAGAAGTTTGCCGGCACCCGCGCCGAGGTGGATAAGTTTGCCGAGCAGCACCCGCGGTTCGACGAACTGGCCGATCAGATCAAACTGGAACTTGATCTTGGCTTCCCGTTGGAGCAAGCTTACGCTCGCGCGGATAAGCTTAGGCCTTCCAGCGCACCACAGGCGGCTCAGACCCGCACACACTCGGCTCAGACCCGAAAGACCTCGATCAGCGGCGCTCCAGACGGCAACGGTGTTGCCACCACACGCCCCTCAGCCGGGCAGCGGCGCAACGGGGAAGCGAAACACCCAACGATACAGGAGTCGCTCGAGCGAGCGGCGCGCCGTGTCGGTAATGGCGTGTAGGGGGCTGTAACAACGCTCGTCCTGCGCGCCGGTAAATCGCAAAGGACTGAGCCATGCCTATTCTTCCGGTTGGAACCGAAAGCAATATTCCCTATCAGCAGATCCTGTCGATGGCGATCGAGGATCGGTCATCGAGCTATCAGGATCTCGTCTCCGACAACAACGCACTTCTGGCGGTGATGCGTGACAAGGGCCTGTGGGAAACCTACAGCGGCCCGCGCATTCGTCAGACGCTGCAGATCGCCAAGCAAACCGCGCAGTGGTACTCCGGCTACGATGTTTTGCTTAACCCGGCGATCGATCTGTTCGCCGACGCCTGGTTCGAGCCGAAATTTGTGGCCGTGCCCATCATCCTGTCGAACCAGGAGATCCTCAACAACGAGGGCCAGGCCCAGGTCATGGCAGTGCTCTCCAGTTATATGGCCGCCGCTGAGCGAGCGCTGGAAGACGCCATGGACTCCGCGCTGCACGCTGCCGGCGGCGGCAAGCAGCTCACCGGACTGCAGACGGCGATCCCGACTGCAAACACCACGGGCGTCTACGGCGGCATCGACCGCGCGCAAAACACCTGGTGGCAGACGCAGTACTTCAACGTGCAGTCGTATATGGCCGGCGTGACGCAAGTCACCTCGACCACCGTGCGTCCGCTGCTCAACCGCATCATGACGGCGCAGTCGAGAGGCAAGGACTACGCCGATCTGCTGCTGATGTCGCCGCAGCACTACGAGGCCTACGACGCCGCGACCATCGCCATCCAACGCCAGACCACCGGCACGCTTGGCAAGCTTGGCTTCTCGACGCTGGAATATATCGGCGGCGGCAAGCGCAGCACCATTGTGCTGGAAGGCGGCATCGGCTCCGACATGCCGGCCGACACCACCTACGGCCTGAACACCGACAGCTTGCGGCTGCGTTATCACCCGAGCCGTAACTTCGACAGTCTGTTCAAGGGGCAAGGCCAGATGCCAATTGATAAGGACGCCATAGCGCAATTTATTGGCTGGGCCGGCGAGCTCACAATGACGAACCCGAAGTTCAATTGGAAGATGTACGACCCGACGCCGGGTTCGTAACTGATCTTGCGATCCGGTTTGTTGACGCGGGCTGGGTCGAAAGAGGGGCGGGTGCCGGGGCGTTTGATGGCCTTCCGGCGTCTTTGCATCCGCCTTTTTAACAACAGGAAGGGCAAACGAAATGGCTGTACCGAATGACAAGGGCGTGGTCGCGGTGTTCCGCAACGACGTCGTGAAAAACCCAGTCAAGTCGGCCGAAGCTGGTCGTCCAATATACGACGACGTCGAACTGGTCGAGCTTCGTCATCCCGGCTCGAAGGACGTTGGCGTGTATCCGGCCATGGAGGGATCGCACTGGGGCGACGACCCGGTCACGGGCGAGCACCGCCGCATCACCTTCGCCGAGCGGTTCAAGCAACAGTATCAGCAATTCAAGGCACACGACCGGCAGACCAAGTCAGGCACGCCGCTCGACTATCTGCAGTTCCTGACGGCAGCGAAGTGCGCCGAGCTTCGCGCGCTGAACATCTATACCGCCGAGGCCCTGGCGATCATCGACGGCAACGAGTTGAAGAACCTTGGCCCTGGCGGACGAGAGTTCAAGAACCAGGCCATCGCGTTTCTGGAGAGCAGCAGCGACATGGCGAAAGTCACCAAGCTGGAGGCCGAGCTTGAGGCGATAAAGGCACGCAACCAGGTGCTGGAGGACGATCTCAGGGCGTTCCCGGCAGCCAAGGAGCCGCCAACCGAATACGACAGCATGACCGACGACGAGATCAAGGAACACCTCAAGGCGCTCACCGGCATGATGCCGCGCGGCAACCCGTCACGCAGGACGCTCATTCGCATGGCGCAGGAGCAGAAAGGCAACGTGGCGGCATGACTATCTTGTCGGTGGTGAAAGACGTTTGCATGGCAAACGGCGTCAACCCGCCGACAACGATGTTTGGCACATCAACCCAGCCTCGCACGCAGGCTGAGATGCTGTCGCTCGCCAATGAGACGGCGCAGAAAATTGCCTACGACGTCCGCGAGTGGCGTGCGTTGAAGTCAATTGCCGTGTTTGCCGGCCCTGGAGTTGTCGATCCGCCGCCAGCGATGCCGACCAGCCGTTTTGCCTTGCCGGCAGACTTCAAGCGGCTGCTGCTGACTTCCCAGGTCTATCCGTCTGTGTCTACGCGAACGCCCTTGAAGTTTGTGCCTGACGCCAACGAGTGGCTGCTGCGCAGGATAAACAACTATCAGGATGGTTGGGGCGAGTGGACGCTGATAGGCGACGAGATGCTGATATTCCCAGTACTGTCCGTTGGGCAAAGCGTCACGTTTGCGTATCTGAACAAGAACTGCATCACACTAGCGTCTGGCGGGTTTGGCGATGCGTTCCTGGCCGATGGCGATGCGTTTCGTATCGACGAACGCCTGTTGAAACTTGGAATGATCTGGCAGTGGAAAGCCAACAAGGGAAGCCCATACGCCGAGGACATGGGTACCTATTCGGATGCTCTGGTAAACGTCGCTGGCGCCGACACGCCTGCCCCGATCATTGTTGATCGCGGTTGGGACAGAGGTTGGACGAGAGTGGCCAATGCCAATATCATCCAGCAGTAATTCGTTCAGCCCGCCTGCATTCAATGTAGCCCTGGAAGGTCCGCAGGGGCCGCCGGGACAGCCTGGACCGACAGGGCCAATTGGGCCTCCCGGTGTAGACGGCGCAAATGGCTCACCTGGGGCGACTGGGCCACCCGGTGCTACTGGAGCTACAGGCGCCACTGGTGCTACTGGCGCCCCAGGCGCGCCTGGAGCAGGCACTCCCGGCACTGCACTGCCGTTAATGAACGGCACGGCGACAGTTGGCACCTCGACGCTGTTTTCGCGCGAGGAGCATGTTCATCCGAGCGATACCACCAAGCAGTCAACGGCGTTCACGCCGTCAGGGAATATCGCGGCCAGCACGATCTCTGGTGCGATAGCTGAGCTTGATACCGAGAAGCTCGCCAAGGCTGGCGATACGATGAGCGGGCTGCTCACATTGAGCGGTGATCCAGACACCGCGCTGAAGGCTGCCACCAAGCAATATGTTGACAACAGCATCAGAGCCTACGCCGCGCCGTTCGCGGCGATGGACAGCGGTATGCAGATCAACGGCTCGATGGAGGTTAGTCAGGAATATGGCACGACCGGAACACTTATTCCCATGCTGGCGTCCGGCAGTGGTTGGGGCAAATATATTATGGACGGCTGGAGGGTTGAAGGGAATGGCGGCGGAACTGGAAGCAATCTTGTTTGTCATTCGACCGGGCCAGCGACGGGAATTACCGGGTTTGCAAAATTCTTGCAGGTTTATCCTGATAACCACGGGTTCGTAATTAGCTCAACCACTGAAAATTGCGTAGTGCGCCAATTTATCGAGGGGTATCGCATTTCTCGGTTGGCGTTTGGAACGGCTGGTGCCCAGCCTGTAACGCTTGCGTTCTGGATCAATGTGCCAGTGGCGGGGCAGATGGGCATTACACTGCGGAATGCCGATGTATCGCGCAATATAACCAAAAACGTCACGGTGGCTGTCGGTTGGAATTTCAGGACAATAACATTTCCCGGCTGTACGGACGGGACATGGGATAGCGGCAATGGCAAGGGACTGTGGATAGATTTTTGTTTGCTGACAGGTACGAGCGGCCTTGCTACGCCGGATGTATGGTCATCAACGGTTGGATTTGGATCAACCGGGCAGACAAATTTTCTAGCAGCCGCTAATGCGCCAGTTCAACTAACGGGAGTTGTCGTTCTCCCCGGCACGCAAGCACCCACCGCCGCGCAGTCGCCGCTGATCATGCGCCCGTATGATCAGGAGTTGCTGACGTGTCAGAGGTATTACCAAAAATTTTCTGATGCCAACTCGTTCCTATCGGTAAGCGGTTATGGTCTTGCTGGTTCACAACCGCAGTTTGCATTCCCGCTTGGGGTGGAAATGAGGACGTCTCCAACAACAGCAATTCTTACGGGTACTTGGAGCGTTATAAACGCTAGTCAACCAGGGGTTCTTTTGCCGAGAGCGCGTTCTTTTGGGTTGTATCTCACGGTCACCGCTACCGGCACATTTCTTGCCAACAATAACGCTGCTGGCGCAGGTATAACGTTCGATGCGAGGCTGTGATGGCAGACTATCAACTCACCACCACCGACAGCGTCATCCGCACCGCAGACGGCGCGTGCATTCCAGCCGACTTGGCCAACCGCGACTACGTCGAGTATCTGGAGTGGATTGAAGATGGCGGTGTGCCTGATCCATACGAGCCGCCGCCCGATGTGCCACCTGAGCCGACGACCGGGCAGACAATTATCTACGAACACGAGAACCGCATCCGTGCGCTGGAAGGCCAGCCGCCGCTGACACTGGTGGACTTCATAACCAAGGTTGATGCGCAATGAGTGGACACGCAGCATTCCGCCGTCAGCCCGTCCCCAGCGAGATGGCGGTTAGCTACCAGACGACGACGCTGCCGGCGCCGATCCGCGGCATCATCGAGGTAGAGAACTGGGCCTATGTCAAGCCCGGCTGCGCCAACGTCATCGACAATTGGTTTTGCACCCAGAAGGGCCTGAAGCTTCGCGGCGGCACCGAGCGGTGGGCGCAACTGCCCGATCCGGTCGAGGTTGTGCGTTCCGGCTTCGACTATGTGAGCGGCACCGTCAACCGCATGTTCTGCGCCACCGGCACGCGGATATTCGATGTGTCGTTTGCCGACAACCCGGTATTGCAGACAGGTGTTGGTACCGTCGCCAACGGCAACTTCAGCACGGCGCAGTTCGCCACCCAGGGCGGCGACTGGCTGCTCGCCGTCAACGACCTTGGCGACTACGTCCGCCGGTTCAATGGCACGATCTGGGAATACCTCAACACCGCCTATGCCGGGACACCGGGGCGCATCAAAGCTGTCGCGCCTGCACCGGCGGTTATCCAAGACGGACGCGGGTTGACCTACGTCTGGAAATACCGCGACCGGCTGTTCTTCATTCAGGGCGGCACCATGAACGCCTGGTGCCTGCCGACACACGCCGTTGCCGGCGACTTGATCAACATCCCACTGTCTGGCGCCGCCAAGCGCGGTGGCTCGCTGTTGTTTGGCGCAAGCTGGTCAACCGGCAACAGCGGCGACGGCATCGACGACAAGTGCTGCTTCTTCACCGATCAGGGCGAGGTGCTGGTGTTTACCGGCACCGATCCGACTGCCGTGGCCAACTGGAGCCAGGAAGGCCGCTACGACATCAGCAAGCCACTCGGCAAGAACGGCCATCAGCAGCTTGGCGGCGACGTGCTGGTTATCACGGTAGACGGCATCGTGCCGCTGTCGGCGGCGATCCAGAAAGACGTGTCGGCACTGTCGCTGGCCGCCATCACCTACAACATCGAGCCGATGTGGATGCGTGAGCTAAGGACCAAGGATGTCTATCCCTGGACGATCGCCAAGTGGGACGAGGGCGACGCGTTGTTTGTTACGTTCCCTGGCGGCAGTACCCACGCCACCCAGACGGTGGGCGTCAGCAACCTGCACACTGGTGCGTGGTCGCGGTACGTTGGCTGGGACGCCATGTGCTTCATGCGCCTGCGCGGCAATTTGTTCTTTGGCACACAGGACGGGAAGATACAGCAGATCGAGAGCACCGGCCTCGACGATGCTCACTTTGACGTTGGTTTGGCTAAAAACGTAGGCGATGCCTACGTCTGCAAACTGGTAGGCGGCTGGGAGATGTTTCAGTCACCGCCAAACCAGGTGACGTGGTTTCAGGCCCGTGCGGTGTTTTTCAGTTCCGGCAAAGAGACATTCGAGCCGCAGCTTGCCGCCACCACCGACTATGAGTTCAGAATACCGCCAGTCCCAAATGCCGGCGAGGACCCTGGCGTGCTGGACGTGTGGGACCAGGGGCTGTGGGACAACGCACTGTGGGACGCAGCCGGCGCCGGCCTTACGCCAGTGCGCAATACCATGTGGGTATCGATCGGCGAGACGGGGTTCAGCCACGCGCCGATCGTGCAAGCCACCATCAGCCAGCAAGTGCGCCCTGACGTTGAGCTGGTTTCTATTTCCGCAACGTTCATTCGCATGGCAGCAAACGTATGAGCATTGAAGACTTCATCAAGCTGCATTGGATGGCCGTCGAGCGCCTCGACTGCACCAGCCCGTTTGTCTGCTTCAATGACGGCGACGGCGATGGTGACGGTGGTGGCGGAGACGGTGGTGATGGCGGCGACGATGGCGACGATGGTGATGATGGCGATGATGGCGGAGACGATGAAGGCGGCGAGGGCGAAGCAGGTGCAGAGGGTGAAGCAGGCGCAGAAGGCGAAGCGGGTGGTGAGGGTGCAGAAGGAGAGGTAGAAGGCAATGAGGCTGCTTCAGACATCGATGCCGATCCTGAGTCTGACTTTGACTTCAGCGACGATCCTGGCGGGTATGGCGCTAATGCTCAGGGCAGCCTTGCAGACCTTCCTGGGGGAGTTCCAGAGACAACGACAGAAGTGCCAGAGACAACGACAGACGTGCCAGAGACAACATTTGATGTTCCAGAGATCGAAGTTGTAGGCGGCGGGCCAGCCGCTGGTGCAGCCGGCCCGGGCGGCCAGGGCGGTCACGGCGGTGAACCGGACGATGAGGGCACCGCGTCTGGAGGCTTTGGCGGGTTCGGTGGCTTTGGCGGACTAGGTGACATTGCCGGCGGGTTAGGTGGGTTTGTTGGCAGTGCCGGCGCCGCAGAGTTGGGGCCAGCACTTGATCCGTTTGGGACAAAAGACCCAAGCAAGGATCAAAGCAGGCCTGGGTTCTCCAACCCGCAGAACGCGCCGCCGGTATCGTTGCCGAATACGATCACGTTGCCACCGTTGCCCACGATCAACATCAGCAACAGGTCAAGTCGGGGGACGCAGACCGGCCCTACTGGGCGCGGAACATCACCGACAACCGATCCGTTCGATCAACTCAACGATATGGACCTGGGCGGCTTGGGCGATCGTGGCGGCAGCCTTGGTGTCGGGTCGAGTCTGGGCCTGCCATCGCAAGACCCGCGCGCCATTCCTGCTGATCGATCGGCTGGGGCCAGTTTTGGGCAGCCAGAAATTGTCGTCAACGCTTTGCCGCAGGCGTTACCGGGGCTCGGGCGAGGCGTTCGGACATTCTCTTATGCTCGCGACTCATCGAACCGGGACAAGATCGAAAGCCCGTCCTTATCCGTTAGCCGTGGGTATGTGGCTGCAAGAGAAAACCCAGATTTTCAGTTTGGGTTTGACGTTCCTGATCCGCAGTCGCCGCCATCACAGTCACCGCAAACCGTAGCCAATGTTGGTGCAACTCCTAACACGGGGTTTCCAGATCCTGGGCCGTTGCAGATTGAGGTGACCACAAACAATCCAGTAGCTGGGTTGCCGGAAACAGGGCCAGCCGTAGCCGGAACACCAGGAGCAGCGCCCGGAGGCGTGGCCGGAGCAGCGCCCGGAGGCGTGGCCGGAGCAACGCCTGGAGGCGTAGCTGGAGTGGACCTAGGAGGTATGGCTGGAGCGTCGCCAGACTTTGGCGGTGGCGGGCCAATTACGCCAGAGGTGGTGATGGCTCTGCGTAAAAAGCAGGAACAGGAAAAGAGAGACGCCATTGCCGCGTCAATTATGGGACAGCCTGGCGGAGGCATGTTCGGATGATCGAGTTCGTCTACGGCCACGACAAGGAAGTCACGCAATTCATGGCGCAGCTCATACCGTCTGGAGATGACATAAGCCGTTGCAAGACTATTGGTGTGGTCGATCAGGACGGCAGTTTGATCGCCGGAATGTCTTACTTCAATTACGACCCTGATGCCGGCACGATGGAGTGGGGTGTGGCGTCAACCACTCCACGCTGGCTCAGCCGCACCACCTACCGGCGCATGTTCGAGTATCCGTTTATTGAGTGCGGCTGTCAGATGCTCAGAACCTACGCGCGCATCGATAACGAGAGAATACTCAGTTTGCTTGCTCGAATGAACTTTAATTTCACGATCGTGCCACGGTGGTTTGGACGCGCCGAAGATGGTGTGCTTTGCACGCTAACCGACGATCAGTGGTTAGACGGCAGAATTGCAAAGTGGATCTATCGCGATGTGCGGAACAAGGAGGCGGCATAATGCCAAATCTATTTTCTACCCCTGATCCTCCAGACCCTATCGCCACGGCTGCCGCGCAGACCGGCACCAACGTCAACACGGCGCTCGCCAACACTGCGTTGAGCCAAGTCAACCAGGTTACGCCGCAGGGGAATTTAACTTATTCCCATACTGGGGATACCCCATTCACCGATCCTGTAACCGGCATCACCTATCAAATTCCGCAGTCCACTGCGACACAAACGTTGACGCCGACCGGCCAGGGCACGTTTGAGCAGTCGCAGTTAGCGCAGTACAACCTTGCATCTTTAGGGAACGAACAAGCGTGGCGGCTGCGTGGCCAGTTTGCCGACCCATTCAGCATAGCCGGGGCTCCAGCTTTTGGTGATGTCAACAGCCTGAGGAACGCACCGCAGGCGCAGTCATCGTTCGGTGGAACAGCCGGCGGCATCAACTATGGGTTTGGCGACGCCGGCCAGATAGGTACGACATTCGGGGCGGCGCCTGACGTGCAGCAGACCTACCAGCACGGTGACGACTTCTCCGCCGATCGGCAGCGCATCGAGAGCGGGTTGATGGAGCGGCTTAACCCGTCGCTGGCCATCGAGCGTAACAAGTACGAGCAGCAGCTTGCCGATCAGGGTATTCGCTACGGCTCGCCGGCCTACGAAAACGCCATGCGCAATTATTCCATGCAGGCCAACGACGCCCGGCTTGGCGTGATCGGCCAGGGTGGCGCGGAGCAGCAGCGGCTGTCGGAGATGGCGCGGGCTGCCGGCGAGTTCGGCAACAAGGCGCAACAGCAGATCTACGAACAGGCCAAGGGCCGCGGCGAGTTCGCCAACACCGCACAGCAGCAGCAGTATCAGGACTTGTTCGGCCGGGCGCAGCTTGGCAACGCCGCACAGCAGCAGGACTTCTCGCAAGCCGCCCAGCGCGGCACATTCAACAATGCGGCGCTCGCGCAGAACTTCCAACAGGCCGGCACGGCGTTCAACGCCGCCAACGCGGCAAGGCAGCAGTACCTCGACGAGCAGTTTGCGTTGCGCAACCAGCCGATCAACGAGATCAGCGCGTTGCTGTCAGGCTCGCAAGTGTCGAAGCCCAACTTCCTCAATACCGGCGGCGCCACGATCCCGACAACCGATGTTGCCGGGTTGATCAACCGCAACTTCGACCAGCAGATGGCGGTGTCGAACCAGCAGTCGGCCACCGCCAACAACATCATTGGCGGACTGTTTGGCTTTGCCGGCGGCCTGGGGCGCGGCGGGTTCTTTAACGCGAAATAAGGTGCAAAATGCCTGACGAATATTCCAGCATTTTCTCCTCAGACCCCAGTACGGGTGCGCTCACCTATCCGCAGCTCGAGGCGCGGCGCAGGATCGCCATTGCACTCGCTACACGCAACCGGCCGTACCCCAAGACCATTGGCGAGGGCCTGACGGCATTGGGCGAGGGGCTTGGCGAAGGCTACATGAACCGCGGCCTGGAGCGGGCTGAGGGCGCGCAGCGTGCTCGCGACACCGCGGCAACAAGCCTGCTGATGGGTGGTGCTCCACCGGCAGCGGCTCCTGGCCGTGTTTCGGAAGCAGCACCAGAAGAAGCGTTGCCGCCGGCAGTGGCGACGGCTGATGCGCAACCACCAAGCATGCCGATCGAAGAATGGAAGCAGCGCATTGCCCGCAACGAGAGCGGCGGCGCAAAGGATGCCTACTCACTGGTTGGCGAACGCTCGCGCCGCGGCGACTATCCCTACGGCAAGTACCAGGTGATGGGCGAGAACGTCCCGAAGTGGACAAAGCAGTTCGTCGGCCGCGAGATGACGCCGGAAGAATTTCTCGCTGATAAGGACGCGCAGGAGACGGTCGCGACCGGCATGGGCGGCAAGTACCTCGCCAAGTACGGACCAGAAGGCGCGGGGGCTGCGTGGTTTGCCGGCGAGAAGGGAATGAACGACCCCAACCGCAAGGACACGCTAGGCACGCATGTCGCTGAATACCGGCGGCGGTTCAACATTCCACTGGTGTCGCGCGATCAGGTTGTAGCGTCTGCCGCAAGAACGCCGGCTGCTGCGCCGCCGTCTGCGTTTGCTACTGCGCCAGAGATGCCGCCAGAAGCCGCTAGCGCAATGGCGTATGCGCCGGAAGGCGCTGCAGCAGAAGGCGCGGAAGGTCTTGGTGCAGGCATGCTCGCCAACCTGACGAACCCACAGCCGCCCGGCCTGGGGCTTCGTGGCCCATCCGACAGCACGTTCCCGGCACCGGCTGCGCCAGCCGTGTCACGGGACAGCATCGCCGCTGCAGTGGCGGCGCAGAATGGAATTGTGCCGCCGCAGCAAGTCGCGGCGGGACCGGCACCCCTGCCGCAGGCTCCTCCCGCGGCGCCATCGATCGCGCCGCAGCCTGCGCCCCAGGCACCACCGCAGCCGGTCAGTCCGGGGCCGGAGCCGCAACTGCGGAGCTTCATCGAGGGCAACCCGCAGCTCAAGACACAGATGGACAATGCCAGGCGCATTGCGCTCGACCCTGGCTACAGTCCGCAGATCCAGGCCCAGGCGCAGGCGGCCTACAGCGAACTGGAAAAGCGCGCCAACGATGCCTTCACAAAGCAGTGGACGATCTGGCACGAGCGCACCAAGACCAAGGAGGCCTGGGACCTGGCGGCCGAGTCGCGTCAGCAGACGCGCGAGACGCACCAGCAGAAGACAATACCAGGTGTGGGCGGCGCCCAGGCGCCGGGCCAACCCCAGCCCGGGCAGGATCCGCGGATCGGCACGCCGGCAAGCCCGCAGCGCACCGGTGTCCCGTCGCCGGATCCGATGCCAGCAGGAGTGTCACCGGAAAAATGGAGCGAGCAGCAGACCAAGCGCATGGCAAGCGCAAACGAGGCCGTGGAGAAAGCCGTCCCGGCGTTCGACGACGCGATCAAGGCCATCCAACTGGCGCGGCAACATCCTGGCCGCGAGTTTGGCGTTGGCGTGACCGGCGACATCGCGCAGAAGCTGCCGTGGACCGACGCTGCCGGGTTCGGCAAGATCATGGAACAGATCAAGGGCAAGAACTTCCTCTCCGGCTACCAACTCCTGAAGGGCGGCGGCTCTATCACGGAGATCGAGGGCAGCAAGACGGAGCAGGCGCAGGCCAGGGTTTCCACCGCACAGAAGATGGACGACTGGAAAAAAGCGATGGATGACCTCGAGCTTTCAATGCGCCGCGATCTGGAACTGGCACAGCGCAAGGTCAACCACCCGGTCACGGCATGGCGTGCGCCCGGCGACAACGCTTCCTATGCTCCTGATGTCGGCGAGCGGCGCGGCGACAAGGAATATATCGGCGGCAACCCCGCAGATCCGATGAGTTGGAAACGCACCCAATGAGCGCCGAGAAGCCGTGGGAGGACTATGCCGATCCGCTGGCTGCGTCTGTTGTGCCCGGCGCGCCTGCAATGGCTGCGGCTGCGGCGCCGCCGGTTGGCTACGGCGAGGATATCGTCAAAGGCGCTGCCGGCGGGCTGGGGCGAGGCTTTGCCGGGCTTGCCGGCTTGCCGGGCGACATACCGGAATACGGTGCGCGCGGCCTTGACTGGGCGACTCGCAAGGTTGGCGGCGTTCTAGGTTCCGACATTGCGCCTCGCCAGGCGCAGGAGCCGAGCTACGGCTCCGCTGCCGCCAAGAGAACGCTCGAGGGCGTCACCGGCCCGCTCTACGAACCAAAAACCATTCCTGGGCAGTACGCTTCGACCATTGGCGAGTTTGCGCCGGGTGCGTTGATCCCCGGCAGTGCGGCGGCGAGAGTGGCTAACACAGTTATTCCTGCGCTTACTTCCGAGACAGCAGGACAGATCACCAAGGACACCGCAGCCGAGCCGTGGGCGCGCGCTATCGGCGGCTTAGTAGGCGCCCCGTTGACGGCCAAGCTGATCACGCCAGCGGCGCCTGCGACGGCAGCGCACCAGGCTGCCGTTGCCACCCTGGAACGCGAAGGCATTCCACTCACCGCAGGCCAGCGCACGGGTTCCAGGCCCATTCAGTGGGCGGAAAGCGTCGCCGCCGACATGCCGGGCTCCGGAACCGCCGCCAGGAATTTATATGGCAAAGGCAAGGACGCCTACGACCGTGCCTTCACCGAAGAACTGTACGACCGCAAGGAACTTACAGCGCGTGGCGTGCCGCCGGATGTCAATTTGCCTGATGCCCAGGTAGCTCGCGCCGGTCCGAAGTCACTGAGCGACGAATACACGCGCATTACCCAGAACGACCTTGTCGCCAACCCGCAACTCTTGACCCGCATGGGGAAGGCACAGAGCGAGTACGAGCGTCTGGTATTGCCCAGTGAACGCGCCACCAAGGTGGCCGATACCTACAACGACATTATCGACAAACTGGTGGCCGGCCAGGGCCGCATGAAGGGCGACGAATATCAGTCGATCCGCTCCCAGCTTGGTACAGCTTCGAAGGCCGCCACTAACCCCAAGGAAGCCGCTGCGCTTCGCGAAATGAAGCACTCGCTGGACGAGGCATTTGGGTCCAGCGTCGGGCCGCGAGACGCGGCTGCTCTGGCACTCAACAATCAACGCTACGGCAACATGAAACAGACGCAAGATGCAGTCGCCGCGGCTAATACCGGCAACCTGTCGCCGGCACGAATGGCGCAGGCGGTGCGCGCAGGGCGTGGCGGGCAATATTCAGCGCAGACCGGCAACCTCGATGAGCTGACGCGGGCCGCTGCGATGGTAATGAAAGACTTGCCAAACAGCGGTACCGGCCCGCGTACTGGAATGCAGACACTGTTCAATGTTCCAAACGCATTGGCAGCAGGCGGCGCAGCGGCCGGAAGTCCGTTTGGACTAGCGGGTGCAGCTATTGGCGCCGCCGCTCCGTTCGCTGCCTCGCGCGCGGTCGTTTCCGGGCTGGGGCAAAAGTATCTTGGAAACCGTGCGCTGCCGCAGAATACTCGTGATGTCTTAGCGCAGACGCTGCTCCAGCAGGCGATCTCGCAAGACCGCAAAGACCCGCTGCGCATCACAGTTCATCCTAGAAGGTGATCCATGCCCCAAGACGGTTCAAACAATTACTACTATCCGCCCGGCACGCGCGGCGTTCCCGATACGACGATCGAGAGCGAAGCATACAACACGTTTCTCGACGATCTTGTCATCAATGATCTCAATGCGGCGCGTCCTATCACTCGCGGCGGCACGGGTGCCGTCAATGCACACGATGCGATGATCAATTTGAATGGGGAGATCAGCAACCAGTTAGTCACCAACTACGACACCCATCCCTGGGTGAATGGATCATTCGCCTCTGCGCCAGGAGCGACAGCCGCACCGGAAAGCGCAAATTGGTATAGCGGTATCGTTTATACGCTTGGCGGAAACCCAGACTACATCACATTGGAAGCGCATAGTTTTGGCGGAGTACCATGGTCAAGATCGAAAGTCAGTGGTGTCTGGCAGGCGTGGCAGCAACAGCCCGGCTCGCTTGCCGATCTAACAGCCGCAATGGCCGCCGGTCTTGCGTTAAAGGTGGCCAAAGCCGGCGATACCATGACCGGCCCACTGACAGTCAACAGCACTGTCACAGCTAACCCGATAGCCTTGAACGCAACTAACATCGCATACACCGACGGCACTAATTACCTGCTTCGCAGCAATGCTAAGATCATTTTCCAGCGTGCTTCTGACGGGTTCTCTTGGGGTGCGGTCGACATCAACGGCCTGGTTATGTCCTACGGCGGCATATCGACGCCAGGGAGTATATCGGCATCCGGGAATATATCGTCATCCGGCTCTATCAGCGCAGGAGGCATCAGCACCACTGGATCAATCAACGCCAGTGGCACAATTACCGGCGGCATTATGTCCAGCGGTACATACTCTGGAGGATCGTTTACCGGCAGCTTTGTAAATACCGGGCCGATCAACGGCAGCACAATAGGTGCTTCTTCCGAAATAACGTCGCAAGCAAACGTAATTGCCGCTGGAGCCTTCTACGGCGGCGGCGGCACAATGACGCTCAACTGGCCGACAAATAATCGCGGCGTAGTATGGGACCCCCCTGGGCAAAACATGATCCTTAAGGGGAACAGCGATGTAGTCATTCAATATGACGGCAAGGTGCGAGTTGGCCGGGGTATCTGCTCAAGGACCGGCCTCAACGGCACCGACGGCCCGGTAGCCTACACTCTGGATCACGTTAGTGGTTCCGGGTTCTATCTGCGGGCCGACGATACCGGGCTTGGTTTTATTTCCACAACCTCCGACTACCGCATCAAGAAAGACGTTCTCGACCTTCCCAACACCTGGGACATCGTCAAGGCGTTGCGTCCGGTCAAATACACGCAAGCCAATTTCGGTACTGGCCCGGCAAAGGTTGTTGCCGACAACATAGAGCGGTGGGGCTTTATCGCGCACGAGCTACAAGAGACGACGATCATGAGCGCAGCCACCGCACAAAAGGACGCGCCAAACGATCTGCAAAGCCCCAACCACTGGACAGTCATAGCGGCACTGACAAAAACAATTCAGGAGATGCAGGCACGCATCGAGGCATTAGAGAACGGATGACAACCACGGCGCTGTCATGGGTCAAGGAGAACTACTTCCTGGGCGGCTTGGCTATCGCGTTGTTTTCTATCACCGCCTACGTTGTGAAGCTGGAGACGCGCGTGGCGCTTTTAGAAACGCGCGGTTCCAGCCATTTGGAGCAAATAAACACACGTTTGACTGTTACGGAGAAAGAGACACAACAGAACGATCTTCGTCTCAAGAAGATCGTTGAGATCATGACACGCGAGTTGCACATCGCGCCATCGAGGGTCCAACCATGATCCCGGCATGGCTAGAGTTTGCGCGCCGCTGCGTCGGCATCAAGGAAGCCGCCGGTAGCGCCAACCACCCGCGCATCATGCGGGCGCCGCAGATCATCGCTGCGACCTATCCCGAGATGAAGGACTATTGCGCCTGCTACACGGCCGACTCGATCGCCTGGTGCGGGCTCGCGGTGGCGGCCTTTGTCACCAGCGCGGGCTTCCGTCCTGTCTACGGCAAGGACGACGTGCATCGCTTTCTGTATGCGGCGGCCTGGAAGGACTGGGGCGATAAGCTGACGCAACTAAAGCAAGGTGCGATCGTTGTGCTCGATCATCACGTCGCCCTGTACGAGCGCACGGAAGGCAGCAGCGTTGTCCTGCTGGGTGGCAACCAAAGCGATCAGATCAAGGAAAGCAAGTTCGCGAAGTCAGGCATCCTGGCGATACGCTGGCCGCACGGCGGTTAAGCAAAGGAGGACGCTATGTCTATCGGTCTGTTGTTCTGGGTTCTCATGGTTCTGTGGTTCGTGTCCTGGCTCGGCGCCGTCTACGGTCCCGGCCAATACCCTTGGGTGCATGCCAGCAACGTGCTGTTCTTCATCCTGCTGTTTCTGCTCGGGTGGCACGCTTTCGGGTTTGTCATTCACGCTTGACTACTTTGGTGCTGCGGCGATGCGGATGACAGACAGACATGACCGTGTTGCCAGTTATCTGCTATACGGCATGCTGCTCACCATTGTGGTGTCGGCAGTCTTGCTGGCGTTTCTGATCAGTGCAGGGATCATGGTGAAATGAGCAAGCCGCCCCAGGACGTGTTTCATCTGCCCGACGAGACTATCGTCAAGCCGCTGACGCCGCGCATCGAGGTGGCGCTGACGGTACCGGATGGCGTTGACATAGCGATAACCATCAATGGAATAGGGGTATTGCTGGGGAGTGACGAAGAGGACGAGGTTGATCCCGACGCCAACCGGCCATGACGTGGCGGGATCTGGTCATCACGTTCATCGCCCTCGCCATCGTTGGCGCGTTCGTCATAGCACTCGCATTCATCGTCTCTTTATAAGCTCACTTGAAGACGTAGCTGCCAGGTATGCGCGGGTGCTCGACCGCCTCCGCACTGTCCCGCCGCAGCCGCGGCTTCATGGCGTGCTTGCGGTAGTGTTCGACCCTGTCGCGCCATTCTTCTGGCGGCGGCAAGTCTGGGATCGGCGTCAGGGTGACGGGTGCCGGCGGCGGCGCTAGCAGGCACTGGTCGCGACTGATGAGATCGTAGACTGCCTGCAGGCGAGCAGCCTCGTCTTTGCGAAATATCTTCTCTGCGGCGATGAACTCCGGTGTGTCTATCTCAAGGTCGCACATTCCATCGAAGCTTGGCGCTACCTCTGCCAGTGTCGCCTTGGCGAGTTTGGCGGCGCGGATGCAGATCACGCAGGCGCACGGGTTTTGCGCCAGGATCGTGAGCTTGGTTTCCAGATCGAGCAGGGTCATTTGTGGCCCCTCTTCTCAAGATCAATAAGGCGGCAAACCTCGTCAACGCTTTCCTGCATTCCAGACACGAGGAAGCCATTCCATGAGATGCTGGGAGCAAGCGACTGCTTGCGCAAGTGCTCGATCTCGTCAGCGGCCTCAATGACCAGCGACTTGGTTGGTCCCTCGCCATCCACGGCCACGCTGGCCCATAGCCGTTCAACGATGTCGGTCATGGCTGTTTCGTTCCGTTGCTGTCGCATCAAGTGGTTGCTCCCATGGCGCGGGGCCGGAAGCGCAAGCGGCGGCGGCCCGCAACACCCCAAGATGAATGTCCACCTTTTCGAAGTCCGGTAATTCCGGTTTGTAATAGGCGGCTTGCGCAGCGACGATCCGGTGGCAATTGCCAAGGCGCGCGACTTCCGCCCGCAGCCGCTCGATCTCGTCGGCGGCCTCCTCCACCCACCCGCCGTTGAGAATGCCCATGTTAGCCAGACGGCGCAGCCGTTCAACGATGTCGGTCATCGCAGCCACCCCATGGCGGGGACAACCATTGGCCACGCCTTCGGTTGCTTGTCGAAAGGTGTCCCATCCCAACGATCCTGAAACGCCAGCGGCTGTCGCTGGCCATCCCGCCATATATCAATTGTCGCCAGGTTCGGGACAGCAGGCACCCGGTCATGGAATTTTTTGATCGACTGCGGCGGCGGCGGCTGCGGTGTCGGTTCCATGGCGGCTGCGCTGAGAATAACTGACAGCATTAAGCAGGCGGCTATGCCGACTATTTGACTGCGGTACTTCATGGCCTTAAGTTCCCGATATGTTGCGTCAGCGTTGTGTCCCGGTGTAGGCACCCGGCAGCGCGGCCCCCGTCCGCTGCCGGGTGTTTTCTATTCGATCCGCCAGCAACGCCATTTGTCTTGCCACTGCCGGACCGTGAACTTGCCCTTGTGTTTTCTGGCGTAGGCCACCGCGGAAAGTCGTATCTTTTGACAGTCAGGCTTGTTGTCAATTTCGAAACTGTCCCCCGCCTCCATTTGATAGAACGGATATTTCCACTTGGGGCCTGGAGCAAACTTGGGGACTTCGATCCCCTTTACGATCTGGTAGTCCTTCCCATTCTTCATTGTTCCCCTCCCCAACAATTCACCGGGCGCAGCCTGTCGGTCAGCGCCAGACTGCGCCCGGTTTCACACGGCAGCGATGCGGGTCGCCGCTGTGCTACTATCAAGCTGCGAGCTGTTGCTGTTGCTGCTTCCTGCGACGCAGCTTCAACATTCCCAGGCCGGCAATGCCCGAGCCAAACAGCCACGCCGCAGCCGGAACAGGAACCGCTTGCACGTTCGGGTTGGCGACGATGTAGAAGCTGTCGCCACCGTCCGTTGCGCCGGCAAACTGCGCGCGGAAGATGAGCCGGTCGCCGGCATTGAGGCCGGTGAGGTTAAAGCCGGTCAGCAGATAGTCACCCTTGCCGTTGCCGGGGCGGATGTCGGGCATCAAGTAGGTCTGGTCGATGTGCGCCAGCCGGTCGATGGTGGTGAGGTTGGCATCGACGCGGAACAGGTCAAAGCCGATCAGCGACATGATGGTTGGCGGGTTGCCGCCTTCCGCACTGTTCACGTCGATGGCGACACCAAACGAGAAGTTGGTAGAGAACGCCGCGAGCTGCCCCACGGTATAGGGCAGTGCGCCAAGTTCGACACCGTCAGCCAACGAGCCGCCGACAAGGTTCGTGGAGAAGAACGTGCCGGTTCCGGTCTGGCCGTTCGACACGAAGTTGTTGAAGCCGAATAGCGGAGGGTTGCTGGCCTGGGTGGCGCAGATGATGCAAGGCGCGGACTGGCTTTGCGGCACCACGGCGCTGGACGGCAGCGCCCCGAATGACAGCACGGTGTCTGCATTTGCAGGCATAGCGATAGCAAGCAGAGACGCTGCGAGCGCAGCGCCGAGTAGTCGGCTCATGGTTGTGGTTCCTCTGTGTGGCGAGTGGATGGAATTTCGCGGAGCGCCACGCGCCGCAAGCTGGGAGTACGGACGCAGAACTGTCCGCACGTCAGGCGCACGTCCGGCCGTGCCGGCTAATGCCGGTTGTTGCCGTTCTGTGCTGGATGGAACTTCAAAAAGGCCAGTAAAATGGTGGGCGCTGAAGGGATCGAACCTTCGACCTTTCCCGTGTGAAGGGACTGCCGAGTGGTGGTTTTTCATGGGGTTAGCCCGCGCTCTTTTTGTGTCGCACGTCGCCCGCACGTTTCGGTGTCGGCAGTTCGGCGGCGCGGCGGGCCTCCGCGGTGGGCTCGCTGTGGCTGTAACGCTCGACTGAGGCCATGTCCGCCCACGCGCCAGTCCTGGTGAGCCCCAGGGCGTCCAGGCCGCCGTAGAGACGCATCCACGTCGCGTAATTATGCCGAAAGACATGAAACGCCGTACGGTGCGGTAAAACGACTCCAGCGGCCTCGCTGGCCATCTCAAGCATATCCCGCAGCCGGCCGCCGTTGTGGAACCGAAACAGCCTGCCGCGCCTGTCCATGCCTCTGGGGTGGTTGGCGAGTGCCGCGACGAGGACTGGCGGCAGGTAGACGGCGCGGGGCTCGCCCGTCTTGGTGTCGGGGATATAGGCGAACTCGCGGCGCAGCTCGACTTGCTCGCACTGCAGGCCCAGCCCCTCAGACAGCCGCAGGCCGGTGTAGTTCAGAGCTAAGCAAAGCAGCCCAAACTCAGGATCGAGCTTGGTGGCGGCCTCGATCAGCGCAAAGGCCTGTTCCGGTTTGAGCCAGAACGTGCGCTTGTTGCCGCGCCAGCCCTTCGGGCGCTTGATCTTGCGATCCTGCCCGACATGCTTCAGGACGGCCGAGACGGGCGTGTAGACCTGGCGGTTGCGCGTCGAGGCCGGCGCCGCCGGGTACAGCTCGTTGGCCAGCGTGTCGATCGCGATCTGATCGATGTTGTGCAAGAGCTTGTCTTTCCACCGCGTTATGATCGGATCAAGGTACTGGCGCTCGCCGCCTGCGTCCATGTACGCGACAGCCGCGGCAATGAAATAGTCGGGCTCACTTACGGGGTCCGGGCGTTTGGAAAACTCACCACGTTCGGCTTGCTTTTTCCATGTGGCGAAGATCGCCTGGGCCGCCCGGCGCTCAGCAGTGCCTGTGCTCTTGTCCAGTGCAATGCCAAGGTACTTGCCCCGGACGAACCAGTAGGGCGAGCGGCCTTCGCGCGGTGGGGTGAGCTTCCAGGGCATGGCAAGGCCTCGATCAGGCGGTTGATGTCTTCACGCGAAAACAGCTTCCTGCGGCCAAACGTCCGATAGTAGGGGTGGACGCGCAGAAAGTCCTGCAGGGAACGGCGACTTATCCGCAGTTCGCTCGCCGCCTCGTCCATTGTGAATAACGCTGTCATTTCTGGCGTCGCGGTTTTGTTTTTGTTATGCGCCCGGTGAGGATGTTCAGCCAGCCGATGAAGTACATGACAGTTTGGCCGCGTCGCATCTTTGTGCCGTAATGGCGGATCACCTCTGGAAGCTTATAGTCGCGATGTTTCATTGGTGCTCCTTGGCAATATGGCTCATTTCCGGCACCGCCACCGTGGCCCGTCGTACACCTTGCGTAGGTTGTGCTGGGCGCAAATGTCGCTGGCAACCACCGCGGCCTTGCGCCTTGGCAACGGCGCGGCTGCCATTGGCTCTGTGGACAACGCCATCATCAGCGGATCTCGCTCTATCGGCTTGATGCTTTCGGTCTGCACTAGTTTCGGCATGTTCAATGCCTCAAGCCGCGCCGATGTCAGCGCCAGCGTGGCCATGTCTTCGCGCCAGACATCGTCCTGAAACGGCTTGTCGCGAAACGTATGTGCCGGCACCGGGCCACGGCCCATCGCAACCGTCCCCGCGATCGCCGCCATGACGACACCGCCGATCAGCACGCTGCGGGCCAAGGTGTGCATCATTCGGCCGACTGCGTCACCAGCGGCGCGGCCGGCACATCGAAGGCACGCAACTGCGCCTGGATCGAAATAAACAACGCCTCCCATTTGGCGCGCTCGGCGATCGCCCTGTCGCGCATCAACATGGCTGTCTGCTCGTTCGAGCGCAGTTCCGCGATCTCGCTATGCCGCGCCTCGATCTCGACTTTGTAGAGCACAATGTCGGACTTCAGCTTGGCATTGTCGGCGGCGAGCTGATCGCGCTCGGCCGCTACCGCCATTTGCTGGCGGACGAACGTGTTTGCATAGGCCTCGTAGCGTTCCGGCAGTTCTGCCTTGTCGATGCCGTTGGTTGTCATGCTGCGCTCTCCTGTTGACTGTTTATCGTTCACGGCTCGCATGCCATGGACAGCCCTTCTTCTTAGCTGCGCGCCATTTCCTATCGCGCGCCTTGAACGCCTCTTTGTTCTTTAGATAATAGAGGTGCCGGGTGGCCTTATCTTTCTCCGGGTTCGGTCTCATGGAGGCCACCTCTCAACATTGCCGTTCATGCGCTTGCGGAGGCCTGACGCTCGCGTGCCGGCCAGCGGGCGGCTCGTTCTCTTGATGCCCATTGAACGCTCGCGGATGCGCTTGGACTTGGCTATGGCTGGAATGTCAGCCACGCGCGTCTTGTTGCGATGCTCTGCGATCGGTAGCGGATCAAGGTTCCACGCCTCGTCAGGCCCGCCATGAGCATGTGGGATCGGGTAATGATCAAAATGAAACAGCGATATTATCTGCTCGTCAGACATTAGCTTGGCGTGTTCGTGCGGGATGATGCGGGCAAACGTCCCGTCCCCGTTGGGCCGCAACATTTGCAATAGCGCGGATGCCAGTTTTGTTCTGAGGCCGATGGCTTTGCGGCTCATATCCGGACCCCATCGACTGTCCACCCATTATTGATGCGCCATTTTGCGGTTGCGTAGTTTATTCCCGATAGTTCAACAGCCTCAACTAAAGTCATTTCCTTGCCGCGGAAAACAACAAGGCGGTTGCGGCGCATGTTTCGCATTTGCTCTTTTTGCGTTGCCCATCGGCAATTGCCCGGCAAATATCCTTTTGCGTTATCTATCCGGTCTATGCTGTGTTGAGGCGACGGCCTTGGCCCCATGTCGCTTTTGAAAGCCTCAAAACTGTCGCGCCAGCGTTTGCAGACTGCAATGCCTCTTTGAGCGTAGTTTTTTGCATTAGGGTTGGATGGAGAACATCGCGCGTTCATCCCCATCCAAAGCATATACAACTGAGTGTTTGATGCGCCGTGCTTGTATAGCGAGTGGGACTTTCCTTTCGGGCGGGTGCAACCACAACCCTTGGAATTTCCGCTTGTTAAGTGGCATCCCATGACAACGCGCTCTGTCCCGCAGTCACAAACGCAATTCCAGTGTGCGTGTCCGTTCCTATTTTCCGCCCGAGACATGACAGTCCATGCGGCGAGTTTTTTGCCGAGTAAAGAGTTAACCAAAGGATGAAAAACACCGCTCATTTCGTGTCCGTCACTTTGACAACCGCACGCTTGATCTCAAGCACGGCGTGTAATTCGTGCTCGATCATCGCCTCCGGCAATTGCAATGCGCGCGCCATGTCAACAGTGTCGAGGCGCTCGGCCCACATGCCGCGAATGCGGTGGCGCAGCTCCTTATATTCGTGATCGAGGATCATGCGGCGCGCTTCCGTTCGTCGTGCAGCTTGACGCCGTTATTGGCGCACCAGGCCTGGATAAACTCCAGCAACTCGCTCATTTCATGCTTCGATAAGTCGGACGATCGATGGCCCCACGGGATCAGCGTCGTCTGATCCAGCGACGGGATGAACTGCACCTCCTGGCCGCAGGCGTGCATGAAAATGGACTTCCAAACGTCAGGCGTATATTTCCGGCCGCAGTGTTTTTTCTGAAGTGCGATCTGACTTAACGCGGCCCACAGAAAAGCATTTTGAGCGGTTGAACGCTTCGTTTGCTTCACCTCGACGCGCGTGCCATTGGGTGCGGCGGCGACGACCTTCATCGCACGCGCCCGATCGGCAGCAGAGTTGAGAACGAAGGCGTAACGGCTCACGCAGCACTCCTCTTCAGCGCGTCGCTGGCTGTCTCGATGTTGGTGACGATCCTGTCATGTATTTTCGGGGCGTCGATCGCGACGTTGTCAAGCCGTGTGCCGTTGACATCCATCCACGCCTTGATCTCGTCGTCCGTCTTGGCCGCCTTGATCGCGGCGACGAACTTCGCACCCCATTTCATGTCGTCGGGCTCAACGATGGCGTGCGGGCCTGCCTCGCCGGTTTCGGGGTGGACGGGGGGCTCGACGGAAACCGGCTTGATCGGGGACTTGGCTGCCGGCGCAGAGTTGGTGTGCCCGTTCTGCCGCGCGCCCTCAGCGTCATCGTCCTCGTCGGCAGCAATGCAGGCCAGCGCGGAAAGGCTGTAACGACGAGCATAGCTTAGCGCGCTGCCGAGTTCTTGCGGCTTGAGGCCCGTTGGCAGCGGATACTCGGACGCGATCCATTGGCCGCTGGCATGACGCAACGTCGTCACCAGCACGAAGCCGCCGTCCCTGATCTCGGTTGTCTGGGTATAGGACAGAGCGTTGTCGGACAGTGGCTTGCGGATCGCGTCAACGACGGCTGCGAGGCTCGCATACTTGCTCTTGAAGTGCGGGTTCGTTTTGTCGAACTTCGCGGCCTGCATTGCGCCCTGCGCTTTCGCAAGGGCAGCGGCCAGTTCGTTGGTGTTCTCAGTCTGCATGGTTATTCCTTTGTGCGGATCGACAGCGACCCGGCTTTGTTGCGTTTGATCTCGATGGACGCCCCGAAGCACCGTTCTGCGTCCGCCGGAACCAGAGCCTTCAACTCCCGTTCCGACTTTTCACAGTCCTTCTTGGCCTGGATGGTGCTGAGCCATGTGGCTGCGTGAGCCCACCAGGAGTTTGAACCCGTCATGTCGTAGACTTTTTCGGCTTTGACCGGCGCGGCGGCCGGCGGCGGCGCAACCGGCGGCGTCATGGTCTCGACGCAGAGCCAGAAGGCGCAGGCGCGTGTCAGTAGTTCTTTCGCGTAAGTCTCATCACGCTCGACGACATGGATGGTTGGCTCACGGCCGCCTTCGATGATCGTAAACACGCATTTGCGCGCGCCCGTCACTTCCATCAACCAGTGAGCCTGCGGACAATAACGCGCCAACACTCTGTCGATCGGCTCAAAGCCGCCCACGTCCTTGGCCTCCAGCGGATGGCCGTCGCCCTCGATCCAGGCGTCGAGCGTTGCTGCCGCCCAGTCAAACTTTGGATGGACGACGACTTGGCCGTGTCGGGTGAGTTCCTTGCCGAATTTGTGGGTAAACCACCGGAGATTCAGCGGCTCAGTCGCCGTGCCCCGCTGAACGGCCCATACGTCGGACAGATCATGCTCGACATAGGAAGGGTCGCCTGACAGCAGCCGCCATAGCTCGAGAAGTTTTTGTTCATCGCCCGTCATCAATGGTGCAATGCGGCTTGCCGTGAGCCTGAAGGCGCGCTGGCGAATTTGATCGGGGCTCAGCATTAGAGTGCGCCGCCCAAAACCAAAGCCCAAACCGCCAGAGCCGACAGGAACAGGCCGATGGATAGTGCCTCAGCGACGAGAGTAATTGCGAACACGATCATGCGGGCCCCTTTCTGAGCGCGGCACGGACTTCCGAGAGCAGCCGCATTTCGGTGTTGGGTGCGGGCACGCCATAGTCGCCGTCCACCACGTCGGCGCGGCCGTCAAAATATTCCTCGCACTGCTGGAGTGCCTCGCGCAGCTTGGCATTCTCGCGTTCGAGCTTCGCTACCTTGCCTTCCGCGATCAGCTTGTCGTGGTGCGGGCGCACGATGTCGGCGATGGTGTTGATGTCGAAGGGCATGTTCATAGTTCCAGTTCTTTGCGGACGCGCAGTTCGATCTCGTTGATGCGCAGGTGCCGCGCCATGTTGCGGGCGTTGGCCATGTGCTTGTCGATCTGCTTCGGGGTGAAGCCGGCAAATTCTAGGTGGCGGCGGCAGGTGTCCGGGTTGGACAGATCGGCCACCGTCTCGGCCAGAACCTTGGCCATGAAGCCGGGGTTGCTGTGGCGCGGCTTGCTCATGGCTCGGCCATGACATTGCGGGCGAGATCGCGGGCCGCGTCGAGGTGCAGGCCGATGTTCTTGCTGTCGAAGCCAGCGAGACGCAGGGCCTGCCAGCAGGCGATATCTGAGCCGGTTTCGCTTGCCTCAAGCAACGCCAGCGCCATCTCGTCGACGAGGCGATCGGGCTTTGCCGTGACGGCGACAGGCGGCCAAGGCCGCCGCTGCGCGCGGGCTACCATTTCGTCGCGCGACATGGGTTGGATGGGCTTGGCCGTCAGGCTCAGCGCAGTGCGGGTGGTGTGGGATGTCACAACACTGCCTCGCGGTTGAGAATTTCGATGATGTTCTTGCAGGCCTGCTGTAGCTTGGCGTTGGCGGCTTCCAAGCCCTCGCAAGCGCGGATCGCTTCGGTGCACTGCTGTTCGGTCAGGAGGAGATCCGGCTTGGACTTGCGTCCGGACGAGAGCCATTCCTGTTCGATGTCGAGGATGACAGCCAAGCTGCGCAGGTTGTGCTGTGTAGGTTCGGCGCGGCCGGCGAGCCAATTAGAGATCGCCTGCCGTTTGACGCCGATCCGGCGCGCCAATTCGGCACCGTTGATCGCCTTGGCCGTCATCGACTTACGTAACCGTTTCGGCAAGCCCATACTGCGTTCCCCTGTTCGATGGGGACAATGAAAGCATAGCTTTAGTCATAGCGCAAGCCTAAAACAAAGTATTGCTTTATAATTTTGTGGAAATTGAAAAGCCTAGATAATGTGGGACTTTAGCGGCCTAGCGGCGGGCGCGGATGCCGGTGACCCTGGCGGCCCATTCGATCCTGACGTTCTTGATCGGGCGCACTTGCTCGTCGTTTGACAGCAAATGCAGGGCTTTGCCGACCCGGACAACCTTCTTGATGAGGATGCGGCCGTCGTCCAGGCCCACGACACAGAGTTGGTTCAGCAGGTCGTCGGTAAATGGGCGCCGAACGTCGTCGTAGATGGCATACCAGCGGTCAAATACCTTGCCGAGCGACTTGCCGCGAATTTCGACGGCTACCGCATGGGCGGGATCGAGGTCCGAGGCGTGGATATGGTCGAGTTCGCCGGCTGGGTAGAACGTGGTTTCGCCGCCGGCACTGACGTAGCCAACCACGCGCAATTCCTTGCCGTGTCCGGGCTCGGCCTGATCTGTCTCGCTTTCGAGCAGCCAGTCGGTGGTAGTGTCCAGCAGGACGGCCAGCGATCCGACCCGATCAACGTCCGGGCGATCGGTGCCGCGTTCCCAGCCTGATATGGCCTGCGACGATATCCCGAAATAGTCGCCGATATCCTTCTGCGTCAGGCCCTTGGCACGACGCGCTTTCAAAAGCCTGTCTTTGAACGCCATCCACACAGGATAAAGACCAGCTTAAGGTGGATAAACAAAGCGCTACTTGCTTTTAGTTGTCAAGTATGACTTTAGTGTTTGCCATGAAAACCCGGAAAAAACGTGATCGGGCGCTTGAGCGCGCAATTGAAAAACTCGGCAGTTCGGCGCGGCTTGCCGCCCGGATCGGCATCACCGAACAGGCAATTTCGCAATGGCGGCGGGTGCCGTACTTGCGCGTGCTTGAGATCGAGCGCGCCACCGGCATTCCTCGCACCGAGCTTCGCCCGGATATTTACCCACCGGAACTTGAACGCGGTGTCGCATGACAGAACTCGTTAGAGCGAAGGCCAATGCGCTCACCAATTTCAAGCCGGAGCAGTCGGCTGTCCGTATCGCCGCGATCGACGCAGCGCGCAAACATGCCAAGCGGATCAAGGACTGGGAAACCCTCACCGACGCCGTGACGCTGCAAATTGCCGAGCAGGCTGCGTTTGTGAAGTGGTGGGATGGGGCGGTGGGGGTGAGGAAGAGCCCCGGTGGAAAGGACAAAGCATTAAACGCAGACCGGCGTTCGATGCTTTCCAAAGACAACGCCGAAGCCGAAACCGAGATCAGGCAACAGCAAGTCTCGCGCTGGCGCAAGTGGCTGCAAACCGAGGACAAGTATCAGGCGGTGCTGTATGGCGCGGCCTACCGCAAGGCGATGGCCGAGAAGACGGATCAGCGCGGCGCGAGCGGGACAGGCGAGAACGAGTGGTACACGCCGGACGAGTATTTAGCGGCGGCGCGCGACGTTCTGGGCGGTTTCGATCTCGATCCCGCCAGCAGCGACAGGGCGCAAGAGAACGTCCGGGCCGAGAAATATTTCACGGCAGCGCAGGACGGCCTGCGCCACGAATGGCATGGCCGGGTGTGGCTCAACCCGCCCTATGCGCAGCCGCTGATCGCTGAGTTTGTTTCAAAGATGATCGTCGAGCGCGAACTGCGGCGCGTCACCGCGGCCATCATGCTCACGCACAATTACACCGACACGGCATGGTTTCATGAAGCTGCGTCCTGCGCGGATGCAATTTGCTTCACCCGTGGGCGCATCAAGTTCTACGACAACGACGGCAACATCGCTGCGCCTACACAAGGGCAGGCGTTTTTCTATTTCGGCGAGGAGGTTGCGTCATTTGCCGATCGGTTCCAGTCGATCGGCTTCGTTGTCGAGCCGTATGTAGACATTGGATAGCCAATGTCGTTTGACGAGCAGTTACGCCAAGGCCAGATCGGCGAAAGCATCATTGCAAGATGGTGCCGTTCGCGCGGCAATAGCGTGCTGCCGGTTTATGAAAAGGAGATCGACACCGGCAAGGGGCCGCGCTTCTTCGCGTCGGAGCAGTTCGCGGCGCCCGACATGTTCGTGTTTCCGGCGATGCACTGGATCGAGGCCAAGCACAAAACCGTTTTTACCTGGCATCGCGCGTCGCGGCGGTGGTGTACCGGCATCGATCTGCATCACTACAAAGACTACTTGCACGTTGGCGAAATTTCACAGTGCCCGGTGTGGCTGCTGTTCCTGCACAGAAGCGACAAGCCCGACGCGAGAGACATTGCCGGCGGATGTCCGCCGACCTGTCCGGTTGGTTTGTTCGGTGGCTCGCTGGCTTCCCTGAAGTGGAACGAGAACCACCGTCACGAGAACTGGGGCCGCCACGGCATGGTGTACTGGGCGGAAGACACATTGCAACGCCTCGCCACGCTTGACGATCTTATTTTGGATAACCCATGCGCGACGCCACAAGCTTCGACTGGAACGCCGACGCCATCGAGACGCTAAAGACGATGCTCGCGGCCGGCCGCTCGTCCCGCGAGATCGCCGAGGCGCTCGGCGTCACCCGCAATGCCGTGATCGGCAAGTCGCGCCGCATCGGCCTGAACTTCGCCGCACCGCCAGGCAAGCCGCCCAAGCCGCGCCCCAGCCGCCGCAAGCCGCCACCACCGAAAGCCTCGTTTCCGTTCCTGCGCCGCCCCAAGCCCAAGCCGGCCGGCCCGGTGCATTTCAAAGATCTCGAGCCGCACCACTGCCGGTGGATACAGAACGCGCCCAGCAGCCAACTGTACTGCGGCGCCGAGCGCGTCGAGGGCTCGTCGTATTGCAACGCACATACCCGCGCCAGCTATGTGCCCAATTCCAAGCTATCGAGGCAACTATGGGCCTCTTGAAATGGCACAAGCGCGATCACAACGCGGCATTGCGCGGGATGATGATGCTGACGCTAGAGGAACGCGGCGCATACAACACAATACTCGATCTGATCTATGCGCACGATGGCGAGCTTGAGGACAACGAAGCTGAAATCTTACGTTGGTTGCACGTTGACCCGCGTGTGTGGCGGCGGCTGCGCTTACGGCTGTTGAGCCTCGGTAAGTTGTACGTTCGCGATGGTGTTTTGCGTAACGAGCGGGCTGACGACGAAATCCGTCAGGCCGCAACTAGGGTGCTAGTTGCAAGGCAAGCTAACGACAAACGATGGGCCACATTGAGGGAAATCAAGGGGTTACGAGATCGGTCAGGAGTCCTAACTACAACTACAAAGAAAGAAAGCTTAAGAGCAAATGTCGTGCCAATTGCCAAGCGGACTTCCGATGTAAGCAAACAAGAACTGGAAGAACTGTACGAGCGCAAGCGCGGCGCCACACCGCCAAAGGATATTTCAGGTGAAACTTGAGCGCAGCGCGCGTATTGTGGCGCGCACGCGGGGCATACCATGACGGCCAAGCTCATCCCGATCATCGACAGTCCCATGGAAGCCGGCGACTACGCCGTGATCGAGGAGGCCTGCGCCGTGCTTGCCGCCCGAGATGATGTTTTCATGGCGCGCGTCGACGAGATCGACGCCAAGCTGACGGCGCTTGAACATAAACTCAATGCGAAGATCGCACAGTTGATCAAAGCTATCGAACAGGAGGAGGGTAACCCCTCAAGCCATTGACTAAAAAGAAAGAACGCATTGCAGATCCTCAGTCTTTGGCGCGTAACCACACGGTGCGCGCCATCCAGGTGCTGGCTGGCATCATGGACAATGGCTCGTCAGAGAAGTTGAAGATGGATGCAAGCGATATTTTGCTGCAGCGCGGCTGGGGCCGCCCGGCGCAGCCGGTAACCGGCGAGGACGGCGAGGGCGCCATCGAGATCACCGTGCGCCACATCATCGAGGGCAAGAAATGAGCGACTTGTCATGCCCACATTGCAAGACGTGCGGTGAGCCCGACTACGCTTGCAATTGCGAGGACAGCGAGTTCACAGAGCCTGCAATTACTTATGTGCTGAAGGGCGAGCGCATCCCTGGCGATCATCCGTTCCGGCTCAACCGCGAGAAGCATGGGCTGCCGATGTACGGCGAGGACGAGAAGAAATGATCCGCGTGCGGCTTCCCAACAACGAGTGGACGCCGCGGCCGCACCAGATCGAACTGTGGAAGTACCTGCGCAATGGCGGCAAGCGCGCAATGGCCGTCTGGCACAGGAGGGCTGGCAAGGACGATGTTTGTCTACACCATACTGCGTTGGCGGCGAACGTGGATCGTGTGGGTAATTACTGGCATTGCACTCCAGAGTATGCACAGAGCCGAAAGGCGATCTGGACGGCGATCAACCCGCACACCGGCAAGCGCCGTATCGATGAAGCGTTCCCACTGGCACTGCGCGCTAATACCAACGACAGCGAGATGTTCATCCGCTTTAAGAACGGCTCGACGTGGCAGTGCATTGGCAGCGACAGATACGACACCACAGTTGGCTCAGGCGCCGCCGGCATCGTCTACAGCGAGTGGGCATTGGCCAACCCGAGTGCGTGGGCGTATCACCGCCCGATGCTCGAGGAGAACAACGGCTGGGCCGCATTTATCACCACACCGAGGGGCAGGAACCATGCATTTACGATGTTCCAGCACGCCTCGCAGTCCAAGGAGTGGTTTGCTGAACTGAAGACGGCGAGTGACACGGAGGCGCTAAGCGATGACGCGCTCGCCGAGGCGCTGTCCGAGTACACGGCGCTGTACGGCGAGGACGTAGGGCGAGCGCAATACAGGCAGGAATATTTCTGCGACTTCCAGGCGGCGATCCTGGGCGCCTTCTACAGCCTTGAAATGGCGAACGTGCGCAACGAGGGCCGCGTTGACGCGATCGAGGCGCTGCCGGATCAGTACGTGCACAGGGCTTGGGACTTGGGCGTGACGGACGACACGTCGATCTGGTGGTTTCAGGTGGTGGGCGCGCAGCTCTTCGTCCTCGACTGCTACTCCTCGAGCGGCGTCGGCGTCGAGCACTACGCCGAGGAGATCAAGAAACGGGAGATGCAGCATGGCTGGCGGCACGGCACAGACTTCGTGCCGCACGATGCGAAGATCAAGGAGTGGGGTTCGGGACGGACTCGTGTTGAGACGATGCAGGCTCTTGGCCTTAAGCCCTTTCTTGTGCCTATGGCTTCTATTGCTGACGGGATCAACGCGGTGCGGCGTACGCTGCCCCTGTGCGTGTTTCACCCGCGTACCGAAGAGCAGGGCATCAGTGCGCTCGAACAATATCGGCGTGAGTGGGATGATGACAAAAAAGCGTTCCGAGCGACTCACGTCCATGACTGGACTTCGCACCCGGCTGACGCCTTTAGATATCTTTCGCTGGCGTGGCGGCATATCCCACGACAGCCTATCGAGACTAAGATCGAGCCAGGCTCATGGATACTGCCGCCGCCGACAGACGAGCGCGACATGAGGGGGCTGCGGCTGTGATGGGGCGCAAGGCAGTGCATGCGTTGTCGCAGCACGAGCGTCTCAGGGATGAGGCGATCAAGCCGGATATCGCGTGCCTGTTCTATGGCGATATCAGCGTCGAGACGCCCGAGCAGTTCATCCTGCGCCAGGAGGAGGCCACGCTGCTGCAGCGTGCCATCGATCGGCTCGAGCCGAAGTATTCCTATGTGCTGCATTGCCGGTATGGCATTGGCTGCGAGCCAATGCAGCTCGCCGAGATAGGCGAGCAGTTGGGCGTTACGCCGGAATGCATCCGAATAAGACAGCATCATGCCGAGCGCAAGCTACGGCGGCTCCTTAAGACTGACTTCATCGATCGTGAGATGGCTTGCCGCAAGAGGTTCGATCCGAAGCCTGAACGCAGCCCGCTCGATGAAGCCAAAGTGTGGTGGGAAGAACGCACGCGATATCAGCAGCTAGAGCGGGCAAGGCAAGAAGCCGAGGCGGCCAGGCAGGCTGTCCAAGAGGCCGAGGCGTACAGGAATTTCCCCACGCAGTTTGCCAAGCCGGCATGCGACGATCCCGTCAACCGATACTGCCATTTCTACACATGGCGTGTTACCGATACAGCGACCGGCGAATGGGAGTGGGTGAAATATGACCCCCGCACAACGCAAGTATGATCAGGACCTGGTTGCCTCGATGCGCCGCATGGCGCAGCGGATCGAGCCGCGATCGCGACAGCTATCGGATGCCCTGAAGCTCGCCGCCACGCGCATTGACGCATTGAGTTCTGCCGCGCCAGTTGAGCCGGCACCCAAATTGGCCCAGGATGGCCAGATAAATAACCAGCCCGCGTCATCACCGGATCAAGCGACAGCTTGAACCAGTGAGGGGTTATGGCAGACGAGGACAGAAGCCTGGAGCCGGCTGAGGAAGAGCTTGCGCCGACAGGTGAAGACGAGCGCGCTGGTGACGCCGAATACAACCCAGCCATGGAGCCTGAGAAGGCCAAGGCATGGTTGAACATGCTGCAGGAGTCCGAGAAGGCGTTCGAGGAGTGGAACGAGAGTTGCGACAACATCGAGCGTATGTACGCCAACCTGTCGTTCCTGCGCTCAACCACGCGCGATCGCCAGTTTGGCCTGTTCTGGGCGAACTTGGAAATATTAAAGCCCAGCATTTACGCCAAGCCGCCGGTCCCCGTGGTGGTGCCGAAATTCAAGGATCGGCGGCCGCTCTACCAAACCACCAGCGAGTTGCTGGAGCGGTGTTCGGTGGTGGCGTTCGATCTGACGCGCATTGACGATCTGCTGAAGCTGGTACGGGACGATCTGGCCACCACGGGCCGCGGTGTTGCGTGGTGCCGGTACGAGCCGGCCGACAAGGACCGCGACAAGTCGGAATACGTCTGCGTCGATCACAAGGGCCGCAAGGACTTCCTGCACTCGCTGTCGCGCAACTGGCGTGAGGTGACATGGGTTGCGGCGGCGAGCTACATGACGCGGGCGCAGGCCAAGGCGCGGTTCAGCAAGTACAGTGACGACGAGTACACCAAGGCCGAGTACAAGGTTGACAAGGACTTGCAGGAGCTTGGCGGCGCCGACAACCGCGAGCGGGCGCAGTTCTGGGAGATCTGGCATCGCGGCTTGAACAAGGTTGTCTGGGTGGCCGAGGGCTGCGAGGACGTGCTCGACAGTGCAGAGCCGAGCGAGCTTGCCAAGCTCAACAACTTCTTCCCGTGTCCGCAGCCGGCCTATTCGGCGACGCAGCCGGGCAGCCTGATCCCGGTCCCCGACGTGTTGCAGTACAAGGATCAGCTCGACGAGGTGAACACCTTGACGGGGCGCTTGCACGCGCTGGCGCAATACCTCGAGGTGAAGGGCTTCTATCCGGCCGGCTCAGCCGAGATCAGCGATGCGGTGCAGGCGGCCGTCAAGATGAAAAGCCCTGGCCGTGTACTCGTTCCGATCAGCAATTGGGCGGCGTTCGGTGGCAGCAAGGAAGTGATCATCTGGATGCCGATCGACATGATCGCCACCACGATCACGGCGGTTATCGCCACGCGCAAGCAGATCATCGAGGACATCTACCAGATCATGGGGCTGAGCGACATCATGCGCGGCTCGACTGATCCGTCCGAGACGCTGGGCGCGCAGCAGCTCAAGTCGCAGTTCGGCTCCGTGCGCATCCGCGACAAGCAGGGCGAGATGGTGCGGGTGGCGCGCGACATCGAGGAGATCATCGCCGAGATCATGTGCAGCGACTTCGACTTTGGCACGCTGCTGCAGATGTCGCAGATGGAGATCCCGAGTGAGGCCGAGCAGCAGCAGAAGATGTTTGCCATGGCGCAGCAACTGCAGATGATCCAGCAGCAGGGCATGCAGATGATGCAGCAGGCGCAAGCCGCACCGCAGGCGCAGGCGATGGCGGTACAGCAGAACCCGCAGGCCATGCAGGAGATGATGCAGCAGTACACGCAACTGAAGGGCAACATCGAGGACGAGCAGCAAAAGCCCACGCAGGAACTGATCGAGCAGTTCATCCGCGACTATCGCACCACGGCGTTCGTGCTCGACATCGAGACAGACAGCACGATCCAGGCCGACGAGAACGCCGAGAAGCAGCGCCGCGGCGAGTTCATGGGCATGATGGCGCAGTTGCTGCCGCAGTTGGGTGCGCTGATCGCGTCGCAGCCTGGCGCGGCCGAGTTCTGTGGCGAACTGCTGAAGTTCTCGGTGGCGCCGTTCCGGGTTGGCAGGACGTTGGACGGATCGATCGACAACCTTGTCGAGCAGGTCGAGATGATGGCGTCACAGCGCATCGGCAAGCCCGATCCGAAGCTGGAGGCCGAGCAGAAGAAGCTCGACACCACGGCGCAGCTCGAGATGAAGAAGCTCGAGGCGCAGAAAGCCGAGAGCGACGGCAAGGCGCAGCTGGAGATGACAAAACTGCAGCAGCAGGGCGCGATCGAGCAGGCCAAACTGCAGGGCGAGCAGCGTGTTGCGATGTTCGAGGCCGAGAGCAAGCGCCGGCTCGAGGAGGCCAAGATGGGCCAGATGCACGTCAAGGCGCAGTTCGATCAGCAGCAGCACGAACAGAAGCTGCAGGAGGGCGAGCAGAAGATGCAGCTGCACACGCAAATGGCGCAGCAGAAGCAAGTGGATGCGCAGAACCGCCAAGCCGACATGGCGTCGAAGCGGCAGATAGCTGAGCGCGGGCAACTGTTCAAGGAGAAGCAGGCGGCGATGAAGCCATATCCGACGGTGCTTGGCGGATGACGCTTGAACTTGAAAAACCGGCGCGGCATGAAAATGCGCTGCCCGAGGAGGTGCGCGGCAATGTGTACAATTTTCTACATTTGCCAGGGTGGGAAACCGGATGGAAGTCAAATTCCAAGCGCGATGGCTATTCGTTTCTGCACAAGCACTATGCCGGGCACAGGAAGACAAGCGCCGAGGCATACGACTGCGAGGTGGAGCTACAAGAAACTGCCCCGATCGTCCATGACGCCTGGCTCAGAGTCCGGGACAAGATATTTGCCGGCCACAAGCTAGTGCGCTGCTACGCCAACGCGCTGGCGTACGGCATGGACGGCACGGTTCACTCTGACGCCAGCGAGCCCGGCAACTACACCGCCGTGTACTACCCCCACGAGCGGTGGAGCCCAAACTGGGGCGGCGAGACGATGTTCTACAACCAAGGAGAGAACCGGATCGTCGCCTGCTTTTTTCCGAGGCCCAACAGCATTGCCGTGTTCGATGGCCGCATACCGCACCGCGCCAATGGCGTGACACGAAGCTATCCGGGGATGCGGATAACCTTAATGTGGAAGACGGAGAAGCCCGATGCCGCAACCGTATGACGCAACCCGCGACGACATCGCCGGCGCACTGATGGGACAGAACCAGGGCGGGGCGCTGGGCGCCGGCCTGTCCGGCCTGGCCGGCGCCATGCCGGCCAACATGCCTACGGCGGCTCCTCCCGGCCTGCCGCAGACGCCTGCCGGTGGTGTCCCCGGAAGTGGGCTGGCACCGGCAGCGCCGTCCATCATGCCGCAGCAGCCCATGCCGATGCAGCCGCGGGCGCAGGGCATGGGGACGATGCCTGAGCTGAGTTCTATCCCTTGGCAGGGCGGCGGCATGCCGCAAATGGGCGGCATCGGTGCAATGGGCATGCCTATGGGCGGAATGGGCGGAATGGGCATGCCCAAAGGTGGAATGGGCATGCCCAAACGGCGGACCTACTGATGCTGACCAAATTGGACGCCATAGACGGCGAGTGCAGCGACGTTGGCGCATTGCAGAGAGCATTACGGGTTGTTCTGCTCAATTGCAGAAGAACGAACCTGGAAACCTACTCTGTGCCGTACCGGGCCGTGCATACGGCGGCAGAGGCTCTCGGCTGGGAAGAGACTGGAGGGAGCGGGCGACGGCGCAAACGCAGGCGGCGAGTGGGCATGATGAGCGACTGGATATGAACGATCGGCAGCGCGAGTTCCTGATCGGCCTGGACGCCAACAAGACGCGGCACAGCGGACGCACGCTGTTCGAGCACCTGAAGGGCGTGCATGACTTGCTGCGCGACTGGGACAACGACTATGACGTGTGTCTCGCCGGCCTGTTTCACAGCATCTACGGCACCAAGGTGTTTAAGCACCAGTCGCTGCACGATCGCGGCGCGTTGGTGAACATGATCGGCGTCAAGGCCGAGCTGCTGGTACATCTGTTTGCTACCGGCGATCGTCCGCTGTTTACCAGCGTCGAAGACAAGGCGATGCGCAAGCAATTGATGGAGATCGAGGCCGCCAACCTGCTGGAGCAGGGCAGCACGTCGGGTGCGTTGCGCAAGCTATCGCGCATGAAGCTCAGCAACGGCGCCAAGGCGGCGTTGAGCGGCGAGGTGGTGTGATGGCGCGCGATGACGAGCGCATGGGGCAACTGGCGGCGCAGGATGAATACCGGCAGTAAGTTTAACCAGGAGGACGACATGATGGCGCGAACACCGACGAGGCCTACCAAGGACGAGGACGATGACACCGACGTGATGACGAAGGCAATTCGGACGCGGGCCAAGGACGAAGACAAGGACGAGGACGAGGCCGTCAAGGCGAAAGCTGGCGTAGAGCCGTTCCTCGCCAGTGACGTGGCACCGGGCTTCACGGCTGGGCCGATCCCAGGTGCAGGCTCGATCTCCGCTATCAAGGTGGACACGGCCACCTACGGCACCGAGACGCCGCCGCGGCAGACGCCGCCCACCAGCATCGAGAACTTCATGAAGCACTCGCCGCCGAGCTTCCACGACAGCAACGGTGCGAAGATCGTTAGCGTGGCGCCGACGCTGTCGGGCATCTCGCCATCGACGGCCGTGGCGGTTACGGGGGCCGATCTGACGGTGACAGGAACCGGCACCAACTTCGACCGGGCGACGTTCCTGACTGCCGGCGGGGCAATTCTTACGAATACGCAGTATGTCAGCGCAACATCGCTAACCGCGGTGATCAGACCGGCACTGAACGTTCCCGGCGTTGTTCAGGTCACGGCGAAGAACCCGGGCGGCGAGAGCGTGCAGCGCGCCTTTACGTTCACTTGAGAAACGAGGACACCGCAAGGTGCAATGGTTGTCTCTGTGAGAAAGCTCCACAAGCAACTGGAGAGCGCATAGGTCGCGAGCATTCTCTATGCGCCTCACCTCGTTAGGGGAGCCGGTGGGTTCGAGTCCCACTGCTCCCCGCTAATTCTGGAGACTGAAATGGGGCTCGTTGTCGTCACTGTTGCAAGCGGAGGGCTTCCGGTCGTTGAGACGCCTGGAGGCTATCCGGTAGCGGAAGGCCAGATGGGCGTTCCTGTCACGAAAGTCACCGGCAAGTATGGATGGCCGGTGACGTATACGGGCGGCAGCGGGCCGCCCAACTGGAGCAGTACGATCTTCCCCGGTTCGCTGCAGATCACCGGACAGACCATCGCCGACTCCTATGACATTCACGCTTATCTCGAAACGATCACGCCAAACGTGACGCCCATTGGTGGCGCGACTGTCACGGATATCTACGCGCCGGCCAGCGGCGGCGGGACGACGACAGTGACCGCACCAAACGGCATGAGTTGGACGTTCCCCGGCACCGTGACGAACGGCACGTATGTCAACGGTGATGTGTGGGTGTACACCACGTCAACACTGCCGATGCCGACGATGTCAAGTCCACCGACTGGAAGCGGCGCGACTGCGCGAAACGGCGGGATGATAAACCCGACGTTTAATACGTTGGTCGAAACCAGCCCAATGGGCGAGGCCTACACGGCGTCGTTGAAGCAGGGCTACGATGGGCGGTCCAGCGAGAGTGGTGCCCTTGACTACGACGCGGCATCCAACGCGCACGTTAGCGCAGCAACGCTAAGCCCCGGAGATAGTCTCGTCTCTGCGGTAAGTATCAGTGATGCAGAGTATGCGGTGTTCACTTCCAACCACCGGGCCATTGGGCAAATGGCTTGCCTGACGGTTGTTAACTACATTCCAAACACGGACGAGTTCAGGCCACCTTATTTTGGCGCCACAAAAACCCGTTGGCGATGGAGCGATCTCAACCTCGCTCTGCTGCCCAACCGGACGGCGGCGTTCAACCCGAAGGGCACATCGTCGGACGACTTCCACATCGACACTGCTTCAATTCGCGCCGACCCTGGCGTGGAAGACCCTTACATCACCAATACACAGGCGATGCGGTGCAATGCGCTGCCTGATCTTCAATATTTTATCTATCCAATTATTGGGACCAACGTCGTCACGCTGATGGTCCCTTATAAGCAGCAGCATGGCTACCCGCGAGACCGTGGCGCGGCTTACGGGCAGTTGGCTTGCTATGTGGCGCATAACTTCGCCGATCGTGATGTGTTTCTTGCGCGCATCGTTCAAACCGGGATCGATGCCTACGCGGTCGCCACTGGCTTTGGCGGCAATACGCCGTTCGCTTGTGGGGCCGGGTTCTTCGCCACGCCGCTCTGGTACATTCGGTTTGCCGGACTTCTGCTTAACAATACAGGCATGAAGAACGCAGTTAACATCTCAACCGGAAAAGTAGACTTTTACGGCAACCCATATCCAAAGTGGGGCGAGCGTATCATTTCTTATTACAGTGCATCCGCTTATTCTGGTTATTTACTGCCGCCCGGTTACAGTGGCTCCACGCCGTTATATGGGGCACAACCGCTTCAGGATGTGTCGGTATCGCAACCCGCTAATGGGACGTATCGCGATCCCAGCGGCGTGTACGATACTTATCCGTACCACGAGGCGTCCTCTCTTTGGTACGGAACCGTTGGGGCCAATTCCGCGAATGCAACCACGCTACAATTAGATGCCGGCGTGCCGGGGGCATGGGGCGATGGGTTCTTCAACGGTTGTACAATTGAAGCGACACTGGACGGCAGCGTTCAGGTGCGGACCATCACCGGCTATGTAGCGTCCACCAGAACCGTCACAGTCGGCTCCGCTTTCTCTGTCAACCCGGACAACGACGACACTTTCATCATTCATCAGCTCGCATTCCCAAATATTCTCGCGAGCACCTACGCGCAATATCCGCAACCGCATCCACCGGGGTGGCTTGGCTCATACGCCATTATGAACTTCGCCCACATTGGAAGTTTCATGGCGAGTGTCGCGATGGCCGATGAAGCATTCTGGGGTGGCGCGGTTGCCGCCTACGATCGCCGTTGGGCCAATGACCGGCAGATGTGGGAAAACTGGGGTGTCCAGTTTGACTATAGTTCTACTGGATCGGGCTTCGACTATCAGCGGGACATCAAGGGGTTTGGCGGCAAGGGTAACGGCTGGATGCGCGGTCTTTGGGATGTGTTGAACCCACCGACCGAGACGATCACAGCCGGTTCGCTGCCGATTGTCGGGCAGACGATCACGCCGGTCTGGGGGAGTGGCCCTAGTTATACGACGATCTTCCAGGTCACACCGAATGCCAACGACCCTGGCTACCCTGGCTACGCGCTGCGCAGCACCGTTGTCGTTACTGGCGGGTCCGGGGGCACGAACAAAGTGCGGGTTACATTCGAGGCCGACAGTACACAGCCGATGTCTATCGATCATGCGTCTATTGGAATTTCAGTGGCAACTGACCCTGGCGACAGCAGCCGTGCAAATTGTACCGCCACCCCGGTTGAACTCACGTTTAACGGTGGTGGGCATGGCTTCGCCATTAGTGCAGGGCAAACCAAGGTCAGCGATGATGTCACGCTTGGAAGCTTTACCAGTTCAAACCTTCTGAATGTGACCATAGATTTCGGCGCTTCTAATCCAAACCCGCGAAAAACAGGTGGCCTTACAGGGCAAGGCATTGTGTCGTTCCAGGCTGCAACAGCATGGTATGCCACAGCGAGTGTGTCACCTACCGGCAACCTTTCAGCCCAGGTTCTGGGCTTCAACAAGATCGAAGTAAGCTAACCTTAACAGGAGAGCAACAATGCCAACCTTCACCGAGCCAGACGTTCTTTCTGCCGATATCACAAACAAGGTCCACAATTTTACTTCGGACACGATCCGGCTGGCGCTGAGCAGCACTGCGCCCGCTCCCGGCACCACGTTCCTGCTGGCGAACGTGACGAACATCACCGCCGGCAACGGCTACATCGCCGCCGTGGAGGGTGCCGGTAAAGCCGCTCCGTTGACTGTCTCACGCAGCGGACAAACGACGACTGTAGCACACACTGCGACGGTCGTGTGGACCGCGACCGGCGGCCCAATTGCGGCATTCCGCTACGTCATTTGGTGGAACGACACGCCGACCTCACCTGCCAACCCGGTCATCGGCTGGATCGATCACGGCTCGACGATCAACATGGCTGTTAGCGATACTTACACGCTGCCGGCGGCGGCGTTATTCACGATCAACTGACATGGACTACGTTACCGACATAAAACGCCGGCCGCTCATCCTGGCGGATCGTACCATCTCAGCGATCCAGCTTCAGGTGCTTGGCAACATCAAAGACAACATCAGGATCGGTGTTACCGGTGCCGAGGTGCGCAGCGATGGATCTGTGGTGATAAACTTTGCGCCTGATCAGGCGCAGGCGTTGGCGAAGGAGCTAATGAACCTGGCGCGGAAGGGACGCTTCAGTGTCAACGGCCACACTGGTTGAGATCGGGCCGGGGCGTTGGCGGTTTTGCAAGCCAGCGACGCCGCCTGCCCGCAGTAGTCTGCCGTGTCCGCATATCATCAGCGACATCATGGACCCGACAGAACAGGTCGATGGTAATTTCTACACGTCCAAGTCGGCGTTCCGCCGGGTTGGAAGGCAACTTGGGCTAATAGAGGTGGGCAATGAAAAACCGAAAGCCAGGAAGAGGGCAAGCACTCAAGAAGGTGCTGAAAAGGCACGTCGAGAAGCGATCGGCAAGGCAGTCGCGCAATACCAAGCGGGCCGACGAGTTCAAGTTAATGCGCAAGAGGGTCGATGAGTTTGCCAAGACGCATCCCGGCTTCGACAAGCTCGCCAACGAGATCATTTTCTGGATCAACAAAAAGCTCAACCTCGATGACGCCTATCTCGTAGCCAATGTGCTGGACAAGTTGAAGGTGAAATTAGGGAAGGCAGCACCATGAGCGACACACACGCACCATCAGCACCGCCACCGTCGGCACCCGCCCCCGCCCAGCCGGCGCCACCACAGCAGACCGATGTGCCGGTCAACGAGGCGCCGGTAAGCTCGCCGACGCCGATCGGCGATCAGGCACCGCCCAAGCCGGCGCATGTGGCGCGGCAGGAGTCGCTGGAGAAGGCGTTTGCCAAGGCCACCGAGGCGCAGGCGGCGGCCAAGCGCGAGCGCCCCGGTATGGGCCACAACAAGCCGCCAGAGGCAATGGCGAAGGAGCCCGAGAAGGCCGCGGAGAAGGCCGAGCGCACCAGCAAGCCGTCTGAGGCGCAGCAGCGATACCGCGAGGCCGGCAAGTTCGC